ATCTGGCGTAAATTCTATGACAGTTTCACCCAGTTCTACATATTGATTGAGGATCTCATCTACTAAATGCAGCAGCTTATCATCATCATCTTCTACAAGTTTCTGTAGACTCCACACACAATAGCTCAATGAAGTTAAAACAACGCTTAACTTATCCTCGCCTCTTAGTGTGTAATTGTTAAAAAGATTCTCTAAACGAGAAACCACCTCAGCTAGAGTTGGCTTTTGCATCTTACTTTGGATTGGGACTACTTTGACTGTCATTAATTAACTATAACTTATTCAGTAAAATTATCTAGGTCTTCTTGTTTAACCTCATGTGCAACATGACGCATCAATATATCAATAAGTTCTAGCTTTTCAGACCTGGAAAGACTATGAAACTGGCTCACGATTGTTTGTATTAACTCTGTACTACTCATATTTTTATTCCTTATATAAAAGCGGGGGATTGTTTCGCCAAGCTCCCCCGATACTTATGCAGACTATCCAGCTTAATTGCTGAATGACGCGAACTAAACTATTTGAATGTTCTCAAACTCTTCGTTATGAAACATACGAACCTCTTCCTCTGGACAGGATGACTCGAAGTTTAAGTTTTCTTTGTGATATTTCTTGTAGGCCCCCACAAGATTATCCGTTTTCTTATCAGCCAGATCGTTTTCAGCCTGGTCATAAGACAAACGCATTAACATGTACATATCGCTTGTTCTACCCATTTGTAACCTCCTAAAGTTTCTATATGTAGACATTATAGACTTTTTACTTTAAAATGCAATTAAACACATTTACTTAGGAGAGTAATATGCAAACAACTAAAGAAAAGATAGATGCAATCTTAAATGCATCAAACGAAAAAGAGATCACTAAAGATCGCCTTAACTACACTTTGTTTGAACTGAAGGCTAACATCTCAGATCTAACAGAGATTGTTAATAAACTTACAGATGCCGTTGATAGCATGAAGGAGGCGTCATGAANATAATGCCAGAAATCTTAGAGAACGAAGAACATATGGTCCTTGGGGATGCTGTNTATTTCCCAGATATGGAACATAACTTCTATCATTCAGTACCAGGAATCTCATCATCAAACATTAGAAGGTTTGGTCAGAGTCAGCTTCATGCATTTGAAGAGGAACATGAGACTACCCCAGCCATGAAGTTTGGAACTGCCGCTCACTCGCTTATTGTTGAGGGAGAGGAAGCTTTTGTGAATGATGTGGTGTGCTTGAGTGGATCTCCATACACCAACGCTAACAAAGAGTTAAAGAAGGAGTATGAAGACAGAGGATTAACCGTTATTACTGCTAAAGATAAAGACACTCTTTACAGTATGAAGGAAGCTTTGATACCAGAAGCCATCAAACATATATCAGCTGATGAAGGAGAATACCCAAGTGTGTTCAATTCTCCATTTGAGAGAGCAATCTTTTGGTGGGAAAAGGATCTATTGCTTAAAGTTAAGTCAGATGTGCTTAGATATCCTGTTAATACACCTCATGAATCTAACTCAATTATTCTTGTTGATTATAAAACTACGACTGATTGCTCAGTCCGAGGCTTTACTTCATCTATCAAGAAGTATCAGTACGATCTTCAAGCCGCTTGGTATAAGCGTGGCTTTGAGAAAGCTGGCTTTCATGTGGCTGATTTTATCTTTGTTGCGCAAGAAAAGAAAAAACCTTTTGCAAGTAAGATTTTTAGAATGAGTCATACCGATATGGACTCTGGATGGCAGAGAATGGAAAGCCTGCTAACCGAATACAACGCTGTATTAAACGGTAAGGAAGCAACCATATACAACTCACCAAGTATTGTTGATGTAGATCTAACAACAGGTTGGGACAAGTGAGCAAAGATAAGGCAGTCAATCACCCCCCTCATTATTTACAGGGGGGCCTTGAATGTATAGATGTAATTAAAGCTATGCTTACGGCTGAAGAATTTAAAGGGTATTGCAAAGGTAATGCCGTTAAATATATTTGGAGAGAAGACCATAAAGGTGCCAACATTCAGGATCTAAAAAAAGCCGTTGTTTATATTAACTGGGCGATTGATCAGATGGAGAATATGTAGTGATTAATTATCCTTGTGGTTGGTTTGATGTAGAACAATTGCCTGGTGGCTCTGGACAAAAAGAAGAAAATGAAGAATCTTAAAAAAGAAAGAAAGGTTTTGGTCGGAGCTACGTTTTATGCAGATAATGTAGATCCAAATGCTGAAGGGTTACCAGATCTATTGCGAAATAAATTTGAGCAAGAGGTTGATAGAAACAATATATTTTTTAGTATCTGTATTCCAGGTGATAACAACAAAATAAATTTGGAAGATGTGGTTAAACAAAATAATGATTTGCTGCATCAGGTTAAATTTTGGCAAGAACTTTACTTAAAAGCTATAGATCCCAATACCTCAAAAACGTGATAACTTCGTTAATACTAAACCTTAGACTGGGTTAAGAAAACTTCACCAGCGGCCTCTCAGGAGGTCGTTTTTTTTACAAAACAAAAAAAAGGGGCATAAAGCCCCTTCTTAACATTCTTACTTAGAATGGAGGCTTTTCTCCAGGTGCAGCTGGTTTCATCTCTGAAGCTTCCATTTTCAGGATCTTAGTCTTCAAAGAAGTAACAGCTTGGCCCTCAGCATTAGTCCAGTTATCTTCAAACTGTCTAATACCAACTTTAAGTGTTTTACCAATAAAGTCTGTGGCTTTCTCTGGTAGCTTTTTATATCCGCAAACAAGAGCAAGCCGACTAAATATCTCACTTGCTATTCTTTTTGAATCTTCATTAGCAGACCATAAGTTATACCATTCATTATGATCTCGGTAAGTACCGCCATCAACTTGAAATGTTATCTTCTGAGTCCAATTACCGCTGTTAGATTTATATTTCTCAGCAGCAATAATCTTTGCCTCATACTCACCAGTTGGAGCAACCTCGGGACCTTTCGATTCCATTTGCTCCGCATTTTCAAAAAAATCTACGCCATCAAAATCTGACATTATTTACTCTCCTTATTTTCAACATTCATAGAAAACCCTAATTTTGCAATTAGAGCAGTTAGATTTGGTTCCTCAAAGGCTTCTAGCTTACCGCTACGGTCTTTAGCTGTGTAGCCTTGACCAATCCTTGATTGTAACCACCTTGCAGCTACGGGATTACCGTCATCATCTTGATCTTCGATAACTCGTAGTGCCAAAACCTCGTCAAAGAAATACGTAATTGCATCTCCTAAAGGTTTACTTGCCATTTTAGGACCAAAGAAAAATACGCCATCATTATTCTCTTTGCCTTCTTTGCAAATAAATAAAACATGCATATCAAGATCCCTAAATGATCTCATTAGACTTGTAACAGCTTCACTTACGTTTTGATAAGCCATTCTTCCGTCCTTGTTTCTACCCTTCTCATGTACCAATAAGATCTCAGAGATCTCCGATACAGAGTCTAAACATACGCTATCGTAGACTAATTCGCCAGATTTAAGAGCAGCATACACTTCTCTTAGATCATCATAATTAGCGACTTCAATAGCAGATACGTTGGGCGCATCTTTAATGGAAAGCAAACCAGCTTCCGCACTAATGACTAAAACGTTACCTGGCATACTTTGTGTTGCAAAAGTTTTACCAGCCCCAGCTTGACCATATATAAGAATTTTAGCTCCTTGTTGGTCCACCAATTTATCTGGTGTTTTTATTTTATCTTTCAAGCTCATGTCTCTACCTCCTATAGTTTGTAAAAATGAACTTGATTATTATAACCTAAGAAACTACAATATGTAAATCATATTATTTAGGAGAAGTATATGAGTAAACAAAACGATATAACTTGGCTGGCGAATTACTATTTTAGGTCCAAGGCTATTGCAACAAAAAAATTAAAGGAGTTAAGCACTATGGGCGTTCAACCAAAGCACAAAGAAAGAAAAGTAGATCAATACACACTATCTGGTTATATAAAGTTTTTAGGTCATAAGAAAGCAGCAGAAGACTTTAAATGCTCTGAAGCATCATGTAAGTCCTGGAGGTATGGATACAGGCAACCGTCTATAGCGCAAGCTAAACAAATTATACAAGCAACAGAGGGAAGACTAGACTTTGAATCTATTTACGGTTCTATATCTGAAATTTTAGAAACAAAGGACTAGTATGTTCCAACTCAATATTAATGAGGATGATTCTTCCTTAGATATTGCCTTGGCTTATTTTGATGATGGTTATAATGTTGTCCCTTTACAGAGATCCAACAAGAAACCTCCGTCATTTTTAGGAAGCTGGGAACAATACAAGGAGACTAGGCCTCCCAGAGAACTCGTAGAGTCTTGGTTTAAAGATAGAGACAATCTACAGGTCGCATTAGTTTGTGGCAAGTTTGTTGTTGTTGATGCAGATTCACCAGAAGCTATGGATTGGGTAGAAAGAAATTTACCTGCTTGTCCATTTAAAGTTATTACTGGTAAGGGTATGCATTACTATTATAACAACCCAGAGAACTATACGACTTTTGCAACCAGAAGGACCAATGAAACACCTATTGAACGACTAATAGATATTAGGGGTGTTGGTGGTCTTATTATTGCGCCGTATAACCGTCATGCTAATGGTCAGGTTTACAAGCCTGTTATATTCCCTGATTGGAAAATACATGACCATACAGATCTACCAGACTTTACTGAGAAAGAGTTTCTNCAAATTACAGGCGTACCCAAGGTAGAGAGCAGCAAGCAAACTGCGCCTTTCTCCTTGGATGGCGTACTTGAAGGATCTAGAAATGATGGAGCTGCTAGGATAGCTGGGTATCTTATATCTAAAAATGTAAACCTTGATTTTATTAGAGTGTTTTTACAAAACTGGAATAAGAATAACAACCCACCATTACCTCAACAAGAAATTGATTCGGTAGTAGATAATGTAAAGAGAACTCATGATCGTAAAAATCAGATAGCTCCACTCTTTATACAGTCAACTGAAAGCATCACACCACCCAAAGATTTATTCTCACCACCTGGACTGCTAAAAAGTATGTTTGAATTTTGTGAGGATATTGCTCAAGTACCACAACCAGAACTATCCCTTGTAGGAGCATTAGCATTAGCTAGCGTTACCTGTGGAAGATTATACAGAACTAACATGAATAACTTTTCTAGTATGTACTTTATGGGCGTAGCTAAATCAGGCCAAGGTAAAGAAAACATCAAGACATTCATAGAATCTATATTGAATGCCTCGGATCATAGCAAGTTAATTGTTGGTGATGGTTATACATCAAGTGGTGCTGTTCACTCAGTATTAAAGATAAGACCAACACAAATTACCGTTATGGATGAGTTTGGTAAAAGACTAGAAGCCATAAGCAACGCTGGGAATACCAACAAAGAAGACGGCATCCAAACCTTAATGGANGCTTGGGGTCGCTGTCATGGGACTCTGCGACCAGATAA